AAATATAGTATATAACAAAACAAAAGAAATAAGAAGTGAAAACCTGAAGTCGTTGTATAACAATAGAGCAGGTTGGTTTAAGACCTTTCATAGAAAGACTAATAAGACCTCGCGAGGCATTCAGGGATACTACTTCAACAGAACAAGAAATAAGTTTGTTTGGCTTCGTAGCACATATGAATATATATATGCCAAGTGGCTTGACTCTCATGCGATAGAATGGGATGTAGAACAGCAAACTTTCCAACTTGAGAAAACAACGTATAGACCAGACTTTTTTATCTACGAAGAAGGAACTTTGATGAAAATAGTTGAAATCAAAGGGTTTTGGGATAGAGGGATAGTAAAAACAGAAGAACTATCAAAAAGACTGGATATAGAAATAGTCCTAATAAGAGATATAGGACCATATATAACCACCACCTATAATAAGGAGATATTAGAATGGAAACGACTACGAATATTACAAGAACCAAGATCAAGCGTATAACTATTGAAAAGAATAGAGACGTTTATGACATTCAAGTAAAAAAGAACCATAACTTTTTTGCTAATGAGTTGTTGGTTCACAACTGCGAAATTGCTCTTCGCCCTTACCAGTTCTGTAACCTAACAGAAGTGAACGTAAGCGATGTGGAAAGTCAGGAAGACTATGAAGCAAGAGTCCGCGCAGCAGCGTTTATTGGCACTCTACAAGCATCTTACACAGACTTCCACTATCTCCGTCCAGTTTGGCAGAGAACAACCGAGAAGGACGCTCTAATCGGTGTTGGAATGACTGGTATTGCTTCTGGAAAGGTTCTTGATCTTGATATGGTAAGAGCAGGACAAGTCGTAAAAGAAGAAAATGCCCGCGTTGCTGGACTTCTAGGTATCAATCCAGCAGCAAGAACAACTTGCGTCAAACCTTCCGGCACAACTTCACTTGTTCTTGGTACTTCTTCGGGAATTCACGCTTGGCACAACGATACTTACATTCGTCGTATCCGTGTCGGCAAGAACGAAGCAATCTACACCTACCTTTCAGAGAATCACCCAGAACTAATTGAAGACGAATACTTCCGCCCACACGACACCGCTGTTATTTCGGTTCCACAAAAAGCACCAGAAGGTTCAATTCTTCGCTCTGAATCGGCACTTGACCTTTTGGAGAGAGTAAAGAAGGTAAGTCAAACTTGGATTAAGTCAGGACACCGCAAGGGACAAAACACCCATAATGTCTCTGCTACTGTCTCAATCAAGAATGATGAATGGGATACAGTTGGCGAGTGGATGTGGCAAAACAGGGCATTCTACAACGGCCTTTCGGTTCTTCCAGCGTTTGAACACACCTACAAGCAAGCACCTTACGAAGATTGTGATGATGAAACCTACAACAAACTATTTGAGGCACTAAAATCAATTGACCTCAACTATGTTCATGAAGTAGATGACAACACCAATCTTACAGATCAGGTGGCGTGCGCAAGCGGAGCGTGCGATCTGAAATGATAATCTGTCCTTCCTGTCTATTTTGGGCAGGAAGGACTATTTATTTGTGTTAAGAGGATAATACTATGAAGATCACAACTGCTCAACTCCGTCAGATTATCAAAGAAGAAATAGAGAGTGCTATGCTTGAATCACATTCTAGTTATGACAAATATGTTAATAGGATAGGAAGTTTATCAATGGATTTCGCCCCAATCAAACGTGAGATTGAACGTGATGAAACTCTGACTCCTGAACAGAAAAAAGACTTATTAGCAAAAGTAGAAGTTAGAAAGAAGAAAACATCAACCGATTCTGTTATCTACACCGGTTTCTGATAGTAACAATAAGGGACGACAACTATGAAGATTACCAAATCACAACTAAAAAGCATTATTCTAGAAGAAGTAGCAATCGCACTCTCTAAAATGTCAGAACAAACCTCACTTTTCCAAGAAAAGGTTTGCAACTACATTCACTCAATAAGAGCAGGTCAGTTGTGGTTTCACGGCGCTCATAACGTAACCAAGGGAACAGGTTTTGTTGGAGACCACGTTGATCTTTATGGCGAAATCTACCCAAAGTTAGAATCACATTACGACGAAGCAGTTGAAAAAGCAATCGGCAACACAGGCGACGAAAACTACGGATGCCCAGTTTGTAATACAGGCAAAGCACACCAAATTCTACAATCATTTGGTTCCCCAGTTAATAAAGATGCAACCCAAATTGCTGAAATGGGATTACAACTTCTTAAAGAACACCACGCTCTTATTGAAGATGTTTTCTCTACTCTTGAAGAAGCAGGCGAATTACCATTAGGTTTGAACGATGTTCTCGCCGCCCAAGCAAACGACATAGAAACATTTATTTATCTTCTACAACAAAGAGCAAAAACAAGCGTCGGTTGATTAAACGCCCCTTGACTTTCTGAAACCTGTGAGTTAAAATGGTTTTGGAACAAGGGGTTTATTATGAAGAAAACAAAATTAAATCACATTCTTCCTGGTGATATCCGGGAGGAAGATTGCCCTGCTTCCCAAACGGGCAAACAAAAGCATTTTTGGTTATCAACCTCTATGGTTGAATCAAGAGTGGATGGGTCTGTTTTTGTTCGGTTTATCTGCTCTCGTTGTGATAAACTACACGACGAAGTTTTTACAAGACAAAACTTTCAAACTTATCAAGCATTAATAGAAAACAATAGAAAATTCGCAGAGGTCTAAAATGCCAGAAAATCTAAAACCGCTTAACAGATACTTACAAGTTGAAATTCAAAAGAAAGAAGAAGAGAAAAAGCAATATTCTTTTTATGTTCCGGAAGAAGCAGAAAGAATGCAAATTAATCGCTATTCAATTGTTAAGGTCTTATCCAAGTCAAGCGAGTGTCAAGCAGAGGTCGGATGCCTTGCCATCGTCCCTACGCATGTTATAGAAGAGGTAGATGTGGACGGACACCGCCTCCACTTCGTAACTGATAATCATTTAATCGCAACTTGGAGTTGAAGTGTCGGAAACAAGCCTTGACTGGCAAGAGGAACTAATCAAGAAATATCCTAAAATCTTTCCTAAAACATTCTATTTTGAATGCGGAGAAGGTTGGTATGATATTCTTGATAATGCTTGTGGTCTTATTCAAAGTCATATTGACTATGAAATTTCCAGGAACAAAGACATAGACGCCGACGCATTCCAAGTTATTGCTGTTCAAGTCAAAGAAAAGTTTGGTGGTCTTCGTTTCTATGTTAATCATACAGATAAATATATTGACGGTGTTATTGGACTTGCTGAATCTATGTCTTACAACATTTGCGAGACTTGCGGAGACAAAGCAGTAAAAAAGGATAGTGAAAACGGCCACAATCAATATTGGTCTTTCGCTTCCTGTGAAAAACATTCAAGGCAATAGGAGTAATAATGAGTGATAAAGTAGATCATCCAGACCATTACGGTGGAAAGACCAACACTTACGAAGCAATCAAAGTTATTGAAGCGTGGCAGTTAGGTTTTCACCTTGGGAATGTTGTTAAATACATTTCACGCGCTGGCAAGAAACACGACAGGGTGTTAGAAGACTTAAAGAAAGCACACTGGTATCTTACACGATACATAGAAGAAATGGAGAAAAAGTGCATTACAGTAAATCAATTGAAGTCTATGGCGACGGTATCGGAAAAGTAGAATATGTAGATCATATGGGCACCGATCTTACAATCGTAAATTCAGCGCGTGTATCATTTGGAAAGACAAAAGATGAACTGGACGAAAGAGACAAAAAGCTTATTCGCTATCTTGTTGATCATAAGCACACCTCTACTTTTGAGCATAACGTTATTACTTTCAGGTTTGTCGTTCCTCTTTTTGTGCGCTCGCAACATCACCGACATCGCACTTGGTCTTACAACGAGATTTCACGACGCTATACTGACGAAAACCTTGCGTTCTACGAACCACAAGAGTTCAGAACACAACATAAGTCAAACAGACAAGCATCAAATGTAGAAGACCTAATCAATCCTATGGTTCCAGTTCCTTACAACAACGCTGGTTT